ATTGTGCCAGTAATTGATGTTGCTGGTGTGGTGTCTACGCTAAAATTATTATAGCAATTTACCTGAACAAAGTCATTTGCAGCTAATGCTGTTAATCCTGTGATTGATGTTCCATTTGTAGCTGTGTAGTCATCTCCACGAACTAGAAGAATACCATTGAGATATACCTGTTCCTGCCCTGGAGTATATGAAAGAGCTTGTGATGCATTATCATATCCTGAAAGACTTGTTTCTCCGCCGCTCATTGTCTTACGCCAGATAAGGCTTGTTAATACGCCATTAGCGGGTGGATATTGATCTATCATGCTATCTCAACTCCTGATATGTGAAATTTAACATCTGCGCTTGTCGCAAATCCTGCCAAAATGTCCGCTGCTCCAATTACAGTCTTTGGTTGTAGATTTATGACTGTATTAGCAGAAACTGGGACGGTAGGCAGAATATTTACTCCATCTACTGTCATTGTAACATATTGTTGATTTGAAGACGTATTTGAAACTACGATATCTGTTAATACCGCCGTTGTTGCAGATGGGACGGTATAAAGAGTAGCAGAACTTGTTGCTGCCGATCCTCTATAAAACAGTGTTGGTGTAGCTGCCATTTAAAATACTCCCATCAAATTATAATATTGTTCGCTATTTAATTCAACATCTACAGTTTTTGAATCTAGGTCTCCAGTAAGAACCCAATTATTTGAATTATATTTATACAAATCGACTTTTGCATATCTTTTAGAAACTGTTTTTGAAGAATCTAAAGATTCTATTATTGAAGATTCTGTTCCCGTTGTATAAGATTTAGTTTTGTTACCACTAAGCCACAAAAGCGTTCCAGAATCTGAAATGGCTCCCCTTTTTGCTAAGGTAGAGCTTGTAGATAAAGACAAAGTTGTATTTAAAGTCCATGTTGATAAATCTGTTGAACTATATAAATACGCAGTAAGTGGATCAGCATTTGTACCATTAAGCAGCAAATAAAATGTTGATCCATCTACAACATAGGTATGGCTATATGTTGAAGTAAGATTACCAGTAAGAGGAATTCCTGATATTGAAGACCAAGCTATTCCGTCTGATGAATAGCGGCTTGGAATTTGAGTATTACCACTAATTTTAGCTAACAAGCGTGTTCCGTTAAAATAAAGAGTAGTAGCATAACTACTAGCATTAAAGGCAGACCCAGTAGTTGTTATAGTGCTCCATGTAGAACCATGATCTATTGATTTTATAAAAAATGGATTACCACTAGAAGACATATACCATGTATCAGAGCCAACATAAATTATAGCAAAAAATATTTGAGTTGCATTAGCGGTTATTCCAGTAACTAATGTCCATGATATACCGTCATTTGAAATAACTATTCTTGAGCTTTGCGCTGCCGCAATAAATTTACCATTTCCATAATCTATATCTCTTATTGCAATACCAGAAAGTGAGTATACTGTTGTCCAAGATATGCCGTCTGAGGAAGAAACTATGCCATTGTTAGTTCCTACATAAAATTTATTTTGTAAAAATTTAATTGAAAGAATTGTACTCTGTGTGCTTCTTAATGTCCAATTAATTCCATCAGTAGAACTATATATTCCACTAGACGTTATTCCAATAAAGAGACCATTTCCAAATGCGACATCTAAAAATGAACCTTGAGTTGTTGTATTTTCAGATAAAGGCAAGGATGATGTTGAGCCTGCAAATGTTACTGATCCAGTTCCTTTATTAACAAGCGAGATTGTAGTACCATTTGGAATTGAATCTAAAGTGTTTGTTGGGATGGTAATAGTTGTACCTGAAGAAGAATTAACTTCTAATATTTTATTATTATCAGAAGTTTGAACAACATAATTAGCAGTTTTTTCATCAATAGTTTTAATTGCTGGATTTAAAGTTAGGGTTGTAGTATCTGTTCCAGAATCATCTGTAAACGAGGCGCCTACAATATTTATAATTCCTCGTGGTGTAATGGTTGTGCCATTATTTTTAATACCTTGATTATATAATTTACCCCAGTTGATATTTGTACCATCTGACTGGATTGCGTAATTTACTGTTCCGCCATTTTGTACTGGAAGCAAAGCATTTATTGCATTAGTTGCAGATGTTTGTCCTGTTCCGCCTGCTGTAATTGGAAGAACTGCAGTTGAAGAAACATTACCATTAGAATCTGTTGTAAGAATAGCAGCTGAAGTAATCGGGATGTTTAGTCCAGATTTTACTTTAAAGTTTTTATCTGCCACTTACTTCCTCCTATAACTTAACTTTGCTGAATTTTACATCTACGTTTGTGCTTGCTGCATCTGTTACTGTTGCTTGAAGAACTGCATCTGATCCAGATGTTGTTGCTGAAACTACTACTCCTGACATTGTTCCGCCAGTTTCGGTAATTGCAAATTCTGTCATATCTACAGAAGTTCCATCGGTTTGTAAAACAACCTTAGAAGTTCTAACCTTTGAGCCCTGCTTTAGCGATACCATATATTCAATTGAGGTGAATGCTGATAGGGCGGTGGTACTAATTGTAGTTGCAGTATTTGCAGTTAGAGTAGCGGTGCCTGTTTCAATTGGAACTACTAGAGTTGCCCATGAGGCAGTTGAGCCATCTGTTGTTAAATACTTTCCACCATTTCCTGTTTGTGAAGGAAGGCTAATTGGTGCGGCTGCCCATGTTGGAACACCAGATGATAGAGTCAAAAGATATCCGTCTGTTCCCGCAGAAAGTTTACTTAATGTGTTTGTAGCAGAAGCATAAAGAATATCTCCAGTTGCATATGAAGTTAATCCAGTTCCACCTTTTGTTGCTCCAATTGCTGTTGCGTTCCATGTTCCAGTTCCAATTGTTCCAAGAGTTGTAATGTTTGAGCTGCCTGCCCAAGTTGATAAAGCAGTATTTTCAACATTGCCCAATCCAACTTTTGAGGCGGCTAAAGAAGTAATCCAAGCGGGATCTGCATATGATCCTGTGGTCACTACTCCGTTTGTTACTGTTCCAGCATTTCCTGAAACATCTCCAGTTACATTGCCTGTAATATTTCCACTAAATGTTCCTGTAATTGTTTTATTGGTTAGAGTCTGCGCTGTATTTAAATCGACAGTAACTGCTGTATTGATTGCAAGAGTTCCTGGTGTAGTCTCAGTTAGACCATTTCCAGCAACTACAACTTGACCAGCATTAAACTGAACATAGTCAATTCCTGTTGTTCCAATTGTAATTGTGCCAGTTGTATTTACTATAAATCCATATCCACCTTGTCCTCCGTTTTGGACAAATGTAAAGTCTCCATATGCAACTTCACCTGATGGGGAATTATCCGCATCAGTTGCACGAGTCAATACCCATGAACCGCTTGGATCTCCATCATCTGTAAGAACATAAATACCATTTTGTGAAGCTGTTGATTGATTCTTAACAAGAACACGCTCTTGCTCTTGAACTGTGTGTCCGTCAATTTGTGGGAATGTTCCAGAGCCAGTAAGTGTTGCACCTACGCCAGAAGTTCCATTGTCATATGTAGCGGAAAGATTTGCGGTTGTTGCTGCATGAACGGCAGCATGGAAGTTAAGTCCAGCAGTAGTATTATCTACATAAGACTTAGTAGCAGCATCATTTGCAGATGTTGGCGCACCTAAATTTGTAATCTTATATGTAGCGAAATCTACATTGCCAGTAGGCGCACCTACTGCGCTTAAGGCAAATTCAGATGGATCTACAGATATTGCTCCAGTATTATCATCGTAGTCAAGTCCATTTCCAACGGCATTTCCTACGGCATCCTGAGCATTCTCATCGCTATATGTTTGAGCTCCTGTAAAACTAAATTTATTATTATCGTCATCATATGTTATTGTAATATTTGTATGAGTTCCTGCTGCAATTGCTGTGGCAATGGCATCTTGAGCTCTTTCATCTGTGAAATATTTATTTGTTGAACCTTCTGATAATCCATCTGTTGTAGAAGGAATATTTGAGGTCAAGGCAATTGTTCCAGTTGCATCTGGTAAAGTTAATGTACGATCTGCTGTTGGCTCTCCAACCGTCAACGTGGTCTCATATGAGTCTGCTACTGCACCTTCAAATACGATACTTGCATCAGACAAAGTTAGACCAGAAACGACGGGGGATGTGAGAGTCTTATTAGTTAGAGTATCAGTTGTATCAGTTCCTACAAGTGTAGTTGTAGCATCTGGCAAAGTTATTGTCTTGTCAGAGGTTACATCTGGTGCTGTGAGGGTTAATTCGTGAGAATTTGCAGTACCTTCAAAAATAATATTTGTTCCTGGAATATAGAGATCGCCATCTGTTAATTCCGCCACAGTAACGCTTAAATCTCCGATCTCCAAATATCCGTCAAGTGTGCTATTTAAATCTGTTGGAACAACGTTGGCATATGCAGTAATAGAGTTCCATGGTGTTGCCACTCCATTAGCTGGGTTGATTGGACCTATTTTAAATTTAAGGGTATCGCTTTCGATACCGACCTCTCCAGGTCTTAGAGATGGGTTATTGAGAGACCAGTTAGCTGCTGTGTCTCTGCGTAATTGAATTCTAACTGCCATTTGCTATCCTACTCCTCCGTCAATTATATCATCATTTGGTGCAGAAGCATAGGATGTACTTGAGGTTCCGCCGTCCATAGAAACAATATAATTTAATTCAGAAACATATTGTCCATAGTCTACGTGACGAACAAGCCCTTCTCCAGCATAGTGTTGGTGATCCAACAATTCTTTTGGACCAGCAACGTCATACCAAATTGTTCCATTGTAAGTTTTAATTGTATTTTCAGTTGTATCAAAATAAATAGCGCCTTGTGTTGGTGAATTTGGAGCTGCGTCTAAAGCTTGAATACCTGTAGCAGTTCCTCCACCACCTGCGCCAGTTCCTATTGCCGTCCAGGTTGTGCCATTATAAAATTTTAATACATTTGAAACTGTATTATAATAAATAGCACCTGTAGTCCCGCTTGCTGGATCTGATGCCAGCGAGGGCGGGACAACGGGAGTTAGAAACTTTTTAGCCATTATTAGCCAACTACCACTACTCTGTATTGGTTAGAAGTTGGAGCAGCAGCAAATTTAATTGTTACTGTGTTTGAAGTTGTGTGTTCAACATCTGCTTCTACTTGAGCATAAGGAGAACCATTTTCAAATACTTGAACTGTTACATCTCTTGTTGAAAAGTTATGTGCAACTGTATATGATAGTGTTGCTCCATCTCCTACATCTGCTGTATGCTTACGAACACCATATCCTGCTGCAAACGCTAGAGCACCTGAGCTAAATGTTAATCCAGTTCCAGCATTAATTCCAAGACCATTTGCATCTACAGAAAGTCCACGAGAAGTGTCTGTCTTTACTTCAATCGCACCGCCAGTATTGATAAGAGATGCATTTCCAGAAGTTGGAGTTACATCTGCGCTAAATACTGTTCCATTTAGAGTTAGTCCTGCACCTGCTGTATATGTTCCAGCACCAGAGAACTGGGTGAAGCTAATTGGATCTGTTCCAATTGTTGCTGGGGTTAAAGTTTGAACCCAACCAGTATTTCCATAACTTGTACCAGATGATACAAATATAAAGTCACCAGACTTTACTTCTGTTGGAGTATCGAAATCTAGAGCTCTTAATGGTCCACCTGATGCTTGAATTACATAGATACCATTTTCAGACTGCGTTGTTTGGCCATTTACCAATACTCGCATTCCAGCAGCAAGTGTTACTCCATCTACAATGTCTCCAGCTTCTAGGTCTGTAGCAATTGTAATATTTGTTCCTATATATACTTTTGCTGCCTCATGAACATGAAGACCTTCTGAAACTGCATCGACATATGCTTTTGTTGCTGCATCTGTTGAATTTTGCGGAGCACCAAGATTTGTAATCCTGTTTGTTCCAGCGTCTAAATTTGCGCTAAGAGCAGTTCCAGTACCAAGAGTCTTATTTGTTAAAGTTTGTGTTCCTGAATTTGTTGTTACCGTTGAATCAATATCAAGTGTAAGAGTTCCTGCACCATCATTATATGTAGAGTCTAAACCTGTTCCAGCGACAATTGCTGTTGAAATTTCATCCTGTACACGTTCTGCTGTATAGTACAGATTTGTACCTTCAGCAAGATCTGATGTTGTATGTGTTGGGAATTGATCTGCTACTGCAAAATCAATTGTTCCAGTAGAATCTTGATAAGTTACTGTAATACCAGTTTCGGTATTGCCAGAAAGCATATCTCCGACTTTATCTTGGATTGCTTCATTATTAAGTGCTACGTTTCCGCTTGTTACAACAAAATCGGTTGCGCTAAAAGATGCGATACCTTTATTTGTATCAGAAGCATCTTCTCCAGCTATTGTTATTGTATTTGAACCATCATTATAATTGATGTCAATGCCTTCGCCTTCAACAAATGCTGAGTTTAATGCATCCTGTGCAGCTTCATTAAAATCAGTAACTTGTGATGCTGAAATTGATATATTTGTATCTGATGCTGCTGTCAAACGACCTTGTTGGTCTACTGTAAACGATACAGTCTTACTTGATCCGCCGTATGATCCGTGAGCTACTCCTGTATTATCAAGATTTATAGTTGTTTCGCCAGATGGATCATCATAAACTGCTGTTAAGCCAGTTCCTCCGATTACGGAAGAACCGATAATGTCTTGAATTACTTCTGTTGAACCAGAGGCTGGCACCCACTCAGTTCCATTATAGAAGTACAAAACATTTGCTGTTGTATTAAAATATACTTGACCTGCTACTGGCGTTGACGGCGCAGAGCTGAGGTTTTGGATAACGGCATTCTGAAGTTCATTTTTATTCAGATTAATGCCAGTTACGAATAATCTTGCCATTTTTTATCTCCTTACGACAGGTACGCTGTCCCTGCAAATGGTTGAGCCATTGTCAGTGTTATTTGATTGATACTATTATAATCTATGCCAGTCTCCAATACATCTCCAGCGCTTGTTTTTACTGTTACGTTAGGATAGAAGCCTAAATTATGATTTATTGTTACATATCTATTAGTTCCGCTTCCTTGAACTTGTGCTAGTTCCCAAGAAACGCTATATGCATAATCTGAACCTTCTTGAATAAATTTAATTACTGTGGCACCAGACCATGAAATATCTGTTAACTTAGGGCCATAAAAATCTGTTGTTGCTGTGTTATAGTAAAAGTCTCCAGTTAGGCCTAAATTATTTGATGGAGCACCGACTCCATTCAATATAGTTTTACCCCTTGGTCCTTGTGGGCCTGGGGTCGATACTAAAACTGAATTTTCTGTTTGATTAACTACTACTATATTTTCGGTCATACTGTGACAGTCCTCTTAAGAGTTATATAGCCCCCAAGAAGTTTAATTCTATTTGAATTACTGTCTACGATTATTAGGTCATAAATAGATTTTGGATAGAATAACTTCTTAGTTTGAGTAGGAGTCATTTTAACTGTGACTTTGCCAAGAGCTCCGTCTATTGTTATTCCACCTGTAGGTGATGTTAAAGTAAAGGCAAGTTTTTGGGCTGTCGCATCTCTTACCTGCATTTTTGCGGTAGCGCCAGTAAGATCTATGACTGCATCATTCGGATCTTTATATTCTACTACGAATGTGAAAGTTGTATCCTGATCCACATCCCAATTTTTTTGTCCTGCCATTTGCTGAAATATCTCCTAAATAGGAAAACTCCTATGCCTATTTTAGCACAGGAGTCATCCTAATCTATTATTAAATTATGCCTTCTTGATGAAGCCAAAAGATGGCTCGTTTGGATTTAATGCCTTGAGAATTACTGGCAAGCATGCCGCAATTCCACCCTTGATTAAATCTCCTGGGTCTGTGTTACCAGTCATGTATAGAGCAATGGCTGCGCCAAGGAAATGACGACCATAGCTTGCTAACGCTGCTAGAATTTTTTCTTGCATTGTTACCTTTCCATCATTATTAAGATCTTCTTTCATAAAGACCTCCTTATTTCTGGGCCTTGTGCCCAGGAATTTTGGGTGTTAGCCCAATACTAATATTGTAGCACTAAGCAGAAATATCCACAATCTCGCAGTTTCCGTCTGAGGTACATGCCAGGGTTTGTGTTCCACTTGTTCCATCTTCTGTTTCGTAGAAAGATAAATCTTCCCAACGAATTGTGGACGGCATCTTAGAAAGAAGTTCAAGATATTCAGATTCTGTAACTTCTTGATAAGGAGCTTGCTTATATGAATGATCTGAATGCGGTAGGAATGAGATTCCAGACACTTCATCAAAATGCTTATATACCCAAGCACCAACTTCCATCCATTCTTCTTCTTTTACAGAAACGGTAATTGATGGCTTATGTTCGCACCATGCTCGCTGATAAACAAGCCATGTATTTAAGTGATCAATAGCTGTAAGATCATTTCTTGTGATAGCGCCTTCTGGTGCTTTTACTGGGAATGAGAAGACATATGTATCATTTGGCTTCATAAAGTCATCTTCCACTGGGATTCCGACTTCTTTTAAAAATGTTGATAGTGGATCTTTTTTGTCTCCACGAACTGTACGGATATAATATTCGGAATGCCAAGCATGCATACCAGAGGATACTCCAACAAGTTGAGACACTGTGCCTGATGGCTTAACGCATGTAATAGCAGCAGATTCATTAATTCCAATCTTTGCTGCTTCTGCCTTATTTGTCTCACGTGCATAATCACGAAGGTCTTGCAAAGTCTCTTCTAGCTTCTTTAGATTTTCTTTGCCAGAAAAGAATTTATTTCCAAATTGACCTGTTAGGGAAACTCCAAGCAGACGTTCTTCTTCCGTATTGTCTTTCCAAATCTTACGAAGATACTTAAAGTCTGTTAGCGTTGATTGCCATGTTCCTAGAATAGTTGCTAGTCTTACTTTTTCTGCTACCGTCTTTGCGGTATCGCTTTCACGAATTACAACTTCGGATAGATTACAGAACTGATAAGGTCTAAGGATAATTTCTGAGCATGGGTTAGTTCCATAGTGGATTTCTGGATCTCTGCGCCCCCAACGTGCTGCCTGCTTTTGAGCAGCCGCCACATTGTAAATACCACGCTCTCCTGATTTTGAGTCATACAGGTTCTTCCATTCTGCAATAAACTGTTCCATCTCTGGTTTACGAGAATATGCTACTGAATTGTTTGATAAAGCCCGTTGTGAATTGTTCTCCCACCAATTGCCTGACTTTGCTGCCGCCATTTCAATGTCATTAATGTTTGAAAGAGAGATCATCGCAGAACGACGAACTCCACCAACAACAACGATTTCACCTATTTTACACATTATATCGTGTGCCTCAATAGGTTTCAATTGACGACCTGCTGCTGTTTTAAATTTTGCAATAGTAAAGTCAAAAAGATTAATTAATGGCTGTGGGCCAGAAGAACGTCCGCCCATTGTCTTAAGACGAGCACCTGCTGGGCGCAGCTTTGAAACATCAATTGCTGGAATTTGTCCTGCCCAAAGCATTGCAAGAAGTTCACGGTATGCCTTTGCCCATCCAGTCTTTGAATCTTCAACTACAATAACGGTTGTAGATTTCTCAAAAGATTCTGGGACGGCAGGAAGCTTATTGACATACTTGTATTCAACAGAGAATCCAACACCAGTTCCACACATAAGGATATACATCGTTTCGTCAAATGAACGAGGATTATCTACTGGGACAAATGAGCAGTTGTATCCTGCAACATGGTCTCTATCAAGAGCAGCACCTGCAGTCATTACTGCTCGCATTGAAGGCATTACATTTCGATTGTAAACTGCATCCTTCATCTCTTTCAAAAGATTTTCGTCTGGAGTGTACCCGTAGTTTTTTCCAAGATGATTTAACATGAAATCAAAATAACGATCTACGGTTTCCCCCCATGTTTCTCTACGATTCTCATCTGATATCCATCTTGCGTATCTGGACAACGCAATAAAGTTCTCATAGGGGTTTTCAATAACTCTTGACATATAGCACCTTTTCTCCGCCTTGCGGTTAATTTTAAAAATTAGATAGAGTCTTATTCTAGCAAACTTTATTTATAGAGGGAAGGGGTTAATTAAACTTTTTAAAAATATGTTCAAACGAATTATTGGTCAACTGTAACCAATTGTATTCTTCATGAATCTTAGTCGACTGAGCATAGTAGTATCCAGAATAAGCATTAAAGTTAATAGCAACATCTCTCATAAGTTCAAGTAGATGTTCATAGTTTGGTTCAAAAACTTTTCCTTCATGTGGAAATGGCCAAGGAGAATCTATAAGTTCTGACTTTAACTTTAAAGGCCCTAGATATTTATCGTAATGTGCCCAACCGTCTGTGCAAATTGTTGGCATACCAGTAGCTAATGCTTGTAATGGAATAAATCCAAATCCTTCACCATATGATGGATAAATTAACACATCATGATCATGATAAAGTTTAACTAGTTGACTTACATCTAAGTTGTCTGTTATAATCTTTATATTATTATATATATCATTAGGTAAACCTATAATATTCTTATCTATATAATTATTATATATTCTAGTAGTATTATGATTATAAGCTTTAAGTGTTAAAGAATACCTTCGGTCATTACCAAATAATTTAGTAAAAGCATCGACAACCATTTGGCCCGCCTTTCTTGGCGCTGGCTCGCCGACATGTAAAAACTTTATAACATCACTTTCACGACGGCGGCGGGGCGACCAAATAGGATCTATTCCATGTGGAAAAACACGAACATCTTTATATCCGTTATCTTGAAAAACATTTGCACACCAATCAGATGTTGTCCAGATTTCATCAACTAAAGATAAAGAACTACGCCATCTTTCTGGAATTATTGTTGATTCCCATGGAGTATAACTAATCTGATATTGATTGCGATGAAGCTTAAAGTAATCTGGTTGAGAAAAATTTAATTGAACTGGCGCTTTTGAATATTGAAATAAAGTTTCATGGCCTAATTCTTTCAAAGAATCCACTATTTTTGTTCCAGCATGACCATAACCATTATTGTTTTTCATGTTGATTATCGGTGTTGAGAAGGATATTTGCATTTTATTTTCTGGTCAACTGGCTTGACACGATTTGCCAAACAATGTTATGATTATAGTTCGTTATCTCTAAAGGAGGAAATGCCAATGGAGAATATCAAACAAAAGCTGAGCGATGTTGCTCATAGTTGGACTGTTATAGGAATGATAACATTATTTCTATTCGGTGTCCAGCCTGAAACAATGACGCCAGCAAAAGCTTTGGTTGTAAAACCAGAGACAAAAACAGAAGCACAACTGAAGAAAGAAACGCTGGAAAAATTCAGCAACACTGTGTACAAACCTTCAGAAATGCTTACAGATAAAGAGTTGCTGCAACTACTCAAGTCTGTAGGTTTTGAAGGCAAAGCCCTTAAACTGGCTTGGGCCGTAGCAAAGTCGGAGTCCAATGGACGACCAATGGCGTATAACGGCAACAGGAAAACTGGAGACAGTTCCTACGGAATTTTTCAGATCAATATGCTGGGAAACCTTGGTGTAGATCGTAAAGAGAAATTCGACCTGAGATCAAACGTACTATTATTTGATCCAGTAATTAACGCAGAGATAACGTATCACATGACCCAGGGCGGAAGTAACTGGAGTTCATGGTCATCCATGAAAAATGGATCGGTTAGCAGATGGCTAGCCGAATTTCCTAATCAATAGGAGAGAAGTCATTGAAGATACAGATAGTATCTAAATATTTGGCTTTAGCAGAAGAGGGCCTTGTGTCTAAATTGGATTGCCCAATGGACCAAGGCCTTCTGATGCCTAATCAAACAATTGATGATAAAATTTATCTGTATTGCCTTTCTTGTGAATATAAAAAAGATTTAGGATTGGATCTTTATGGAAAAATGGAACAAGCAGTCAGAGCAAACTGACGGCGGTAAAATAGAAGAAACAGATTCAATGGGTAGAGAGAAGTTCTGGGAAGATATAGGTAGACCTTGATGGAAGAAAATAAAGAAGATTTAGCACAAAACCTAGACATGGTTAATTACATTATGCTACACCGCATTTACGATGTAATGACCATTATTGCCAGCAAATTAGTTGGCGCTGAGGAAGTGGATAAGATGATTAAATATCATGATCAGGGATATCTCTTGGGTCCCTCACCATCATATACTCCACAGGAAGAAAATGAATAGACTATATATCGATCAAATTACACGATATATGAACAATGCTCGTTTTCAGTTTCAAAATTATTACGATGATCAAGCCATGGCACATGGTTCTCTACAGTGGTTTGTGGCATACCTTGAAAAACAGCTAGGAAATTGCCTGAACGTCAACGATGGCAAATGCAGTACTTGGTGGCGGCATGAAGATTGCAATTCTCTAATGGCCCTTCTAGCCGATTTAACAGGGGATGAGAAATATACAGTAAAACCCATGAAGGGTAATTCCTGGGATTAAAAAGTAGTTGACTTAAAAAATAAGTTATGTGATACTTAGATAGTACGGGTCGTAGCATCCCACCGTTTGCTCCCCGTGCTTACGCTTCGGCGTAGCAAGACCCAATTGGATCCGCCTCCGATTGGGTTTTGTCCTTTATATAGTGCATTGCGTCGCAATTGCAAAAAATAAGTGCAAAATGCAGTGCACGGGCGGAAGAGAAGAACGGTATAATACTAACATGGCAGTAAATCACGGAATTATTCAAATAGGTGCAACAGCTACATCACTTAGTAATTGGCACCCTCAGAAATCAGAGTGTTCTCTGATCATTAAGAATATTTCCTTTAATAACGTCTATATTGGCGCAGGCCATGTAACCACTAGCAACTATGGATTTAGGCTTTTGCCAGAACAGACGCTCAGCATTACACTTGGCCCATATGATGAAATCTTTGGTATAACAGATTCTTCGGCGGAAGTTTCAATATTGGTATTGGAGAACTAATGGCTACATATATTAATGCAACAAGTGGAATACCTCAGTATTCTCCTTCTACTCCCGCCTCTTTTGGATTTGACTCATTTGGTAGAACTAAGGTATCTAATCCATATACACTTTTTGATGTTCAACACAGATATCAATCAGGAGATGAGTTTAGCGATATTACATCAGGCGGAGCATCAGTATCATATTCAGTAAATGAATCTACAGACCTTCTCAATGTGGGAACGGCATCAGGAGATAAGGTTTATAGAGAGTCTAAGAAATGTTTTCCATATCAACCAGGTAAAGCTTTAACAGTTATGCAAACCTTTGTGATGGCTCCAGCTCAGACGGGGCTTCGCCAAAGAGTTGGCTATTTCTCACGTCAAAATGGAGTATATCTACAACAAAGTGGCAGTACTGTTTCAATCATTCGCAGGACATATACAGGCGGATCACTTTCGGAAGAGACAGTAAATCAGGCAAATTGGAATGTCGATACTATGAATGGACTTGGTCCTAGTCGACTAGTTTTAGATTTAACTAAAGCACAGATTCTCTTTATGGAATTTGAATGGTTAGGTGTGGGATCAGTAAAAGTAGGATTTGCAATTAATGGACAGTTTATTACAGTACATCAGTTTAATCATGCTAATATCTTGGATAAGGTATATATGACTACTGCTACTCTGCCGATTCGATATGAAATTGAAAATACTGCAGCTACGGCAACTACCAGCACATTGAGACAGATATGTGCAACTGTTCTGTCAAATGGTGGATATGATAGAAAACCAGAAGTCTGGTCTGCTTCTCGTGCCACCCTATTTCAGAACGTTGGCACAACCTTTGTTCCACTTGCTGCAGTGCGATTGATTGAGGGCAGAATGGATTCTGTAGTGCAGATCGCAAGACTAAATGTAGCTACAACAACTAATAATTTGTTCGAATATGCACTCTTTAGAAATCCAACGCTAACTGGCGGAACATGGATTCAAAATACGCCAACACAAGATACTGAGTATAATATTACCGCAACAGCGATGAGCGATGGAACTGTCGTTCGCAGAGGATTTTTGGCGGGGTCGAATCAAAATAACGCAGCAACAGATCTAGAGATAGATAATGGATTTGATCTACAATTAGGTAGAACTAATGCAGATTCTCCCGTATCTGATGTATATTGCCTAGGTATAAGAACAGTATCATCTACTGGAGATGCTATAGGTTCTATACAATGGCATGAGCTTATTTAGTTTCCCGCCCCAAAATTTGCTGGACTACTAGGATTCGAACCTAGGACCTAGAAGTTAACAGCTTCCCGCTCTGCCTGCTGAGCTATAGTCCAATATTGTAGTCGACTAGATTATTGTTTAGGATTCTTTATGAACATAAAGTATAGGACCCATAGTGTAAGTCCGATGAATATTACTTTATCCATTATCCCGCCTTTTTTGCTTTTCTAAAATGTGTTCTCTCACGATGACAATTTGAACACACGATCTCGCATTTAGCGATTTCTTCATCTATCTTTTTTCTGCTGAGAGTTGGAACTAGCTCCATAACATTTGCATGTTTCTTGCCACGTACGTGGTCAAAGTCCATGACATAGTATGGATAATAAGATCCACAATCAGCACAGGGAGAAGATTCCTTCAAGGTTCGCAGATATTTATATAATTCTGCTTTCCTTTTAGCAACTGAAACCTTCTCGGATTTCATATGCCATTATTCTAGCATATGATGTTTCACATGAAACATTAGTTGACTACTTTTTTACTCCATTATATACAGGAACTGAGTCCATTAATTTAACTCTGCGAGTTGTTACATATCCGCCTTTATCATCTAATTGTAATCTGGCAGACTCTTCATTTTCCGCCAAAATTTGAATGATCATTTCGACTTTATAGCTGTAACAATTTGTATCTTCTACTTTATCTGTCATAGTATCAGTATAGCATTTATAATTTCAGTTGACTATAAAATCAGATTTTCTAAAATGTTAATATATTTTTAATTTGTATGATGCACAGTTTTAGAATGTCCGATTTGTACCATTAGTGCGCCCATATGTGGTCTATATCACATGAATGTCGTGTGATTCACATCACAAATGTCCGAATTGTGACATTTGTCCCCTTGAATTTGTCAGACCCCCCTGCTAGTATATTATTATTAAACAAACTAAAGAAAGGACATACACTATGTCAAACTCAATCTCAATTCAATCTCTACTTATCGGCAAGGCTTATCGTAGCCGCTCTATTCAAGGAATTATTGAGGACGCTGAGCCTCGTCCTAATGTCTACTACGCAGACGCTGACGCATATGCCGTCCGTGTCCGTCCTACCAATGGACGCCGTGACGAATGGCGTACCCTAGCGGTAGCCCGTGACTAAGGTCACACACGCCTAACGGCGTGTCACCTTGATAATGTCGGTCATAGGTGATAGTCTTACAGACATAACAATTAAATAAGGGTATGAGCCTAGCAAATAAACCGAAAGGGTGAGCCTAGCAAATAAGACCCGAAGCCCAATAACAAAAACGAAAGAATAGGAAATAAAGAAATGGAAATCGAAGTGGCAATTTGGAACGGCAAGAAAAGCAAGGTGCTAATGGTAGGCACTTTCAATTCCTCAAAAGAGGCGTTAGACTTTCTAAAGGAAATACAGGTATTAGATAAAGACGCTAGTCTTAGCGTAATCACAGCAAGAAAGGTGAATAAGTAAAATGTATTCATTCGATAACACAGATAACTCATATAAATATGAAAGTATTCAACACGGATATGAAGTTGAATACTATGATGAAGAAGAACAAGATATAGTTGAAATATCTCTAGAAGAAATGCTAGAATTAGAAGATGAAACTTTGGCAGAATTGGAAGAGGCGATATAAAATGAACAAATGCTCTCTATGCTATGGAAGAGGCGTTATCTATGTAGGTAATCGTCAAGAGTATGAGATAGAACATTGCGAGTGTGCTAAATGATCGCCTTCCTTCAGACCGCCGCCCTATTGGCTATGTGTATAGGCACAGGCTTTGCTGTGGCGTATCTCACACTAAACTAACGGCGTGTCGCCTTGACAAGGGCGGCAGCTGCCCGCAGTCTTTTGCGGGCGTTATCCACAGCTTTATTCACAGGTGTGGAAAACCCCTGGAATTTGAGCGTAAGTTATCCACATGACCTAAATCACAAAAATACTTTTCCGACACGCCCGAAAAATGGGCTAATTTGTCAGTGGTCTATGTTAGGATACTAGGTATCAAGATAAAAGAAAGGTAGGTCAATAAAATGACTACACTAAATAAAAACGAAATAATTGAATACTTAGTAGATAACGATTTCTGCGTAACAGATAAAATCTGCGTATTCTGCTCAACACTAACAGACGGGTGGAATAGTATTTGCTACTCCTGCCGTGATTATAAAGGCATGATGAGCCTCTATGATGCCGTAGAATACTACGGAACAGATGTTCTCCCTAACTAAGAAAGGTAATAACTAAATGGATACTTATAACAGAATACTAAAAGAGCAACAAGAAAAAAGAATTGCTCAGTCAGAAAAAGATAAGAGAGTTGTTGAGGCTATGTTCTCAAATAATAGTCGTAATCTAAATAATAATTATTTACTAAATAAAATAGATAAATAATCGGCGTGTCGATTTGACAAGATCGACAGCTGCCCGCAAGTTCTTGTGCGGGTTATCCACAGGTTACGAAGAGTTATCCACAACCCCGAAATTTGCGACACGCCCGAAAAAAATATGACCAGACAAATTTATTTTTGTGATAAAAATCACAATGTCCGATTTATACGCATTTTGGATTTGAAAATGTCAGTCGTTTTTGCTAAACTTACGGAGTAA